GACGTATAAGCCGACAGAATACGCGCCAGGGCGTTCGTCGGCGTCGGCATCGCACGAAACCCTTCGTAGGTCGGCGATTCCGGCTCCTGCATAAACGATTGTTGGCGGAGCATCTCCGCTAACTGCTGCTGACGCTGCGCCCGCAGCATCTCCTCCTCATACGCGGTCGGTGCGCGAAATACAGGGTTACTCTTGGCCATAGTCAAAGTCTCCTCTGTAACCGCCTCCCTGCGGGGTCGTTAAACCCGGCGACGACGGCATACGCGGTCGAGATCCCATGCCGCCTACCTGCGGCGAGCGCGCCATCATGCCGCCGACCCTCGGCATTCCCATTTGCGGGCGTGGCATCATCGCGCCACCAGAGCGGCCTGGAACGCCTTCCATCGCCATGCCGCCCATGCCTGGCTGTGGCGTCATCTGCGGGCCGTTAAAGTTCATGGCCTGCGGAGGTACGCCAGAGGCGGTGTTTGGCGTAGCGCCGCTGTAAGCGAGGCTGGGACGCATTGCGGGCATCCCGTCGCGCTGTCCTGCGGGCGCACCGATGGAACGGTTGCGCTCCTGCATTGCTAGCATTTGCGCCATGCGCTGTGGTTGGTCGGGTCTAAATCCGTTCATGCTAAACCGCCTGTGTTGAATGGCGTTGTGGTGCTAAATGAGCGTTTACCGAGATTTTGCGCGTTCTGCGCGGTTCGTCGATTCATCATTTCGCGCATTTTTAACAGCTCTTGCGGATCAACCGATGCTGATGGCGTTGCCATTGTCGGAATCGCTGCGTAATCGGTGTTGACCGCCTGGTTGGCTTCCTGCATCGCCAACATTTGCGCGAGCTTCTGTGCGTCAGCGCGATCTTTGTACGTTTTGAAGTACGGCATATTAGAGCGCCCCGTAGTTGACCATCTTGTAGCCGCTTGAGTGCGTCAATACCGCCTCCGGCTTGACCTGCTCCACTTCGTCGGCCATCACGCCAAGCTGACGCTCGCCGAAAATATCGTAGGCGTAGATTCCGATGCCGAGCGAATGCGTACCTAAACGCACGATGTTGGACTTCAAGCGGCGATCGGACATACCGGACATAAGGGCTGCGCTACCGAGAGATCCTGCCAGGTTGAACAAACCGCCTGCGTTAGATGCCGCTTGGTTTGCCGCAATGCCATAACGCTGCATTGCTGCTGCGTCTTGCGCTTGGCCTGCCTGGAATACCGGAGCAGGGGCGATTGTGACGCCGCTATAGCCTTGGAACTGCGGCACCGTGACCTGACCGCCCGAGAGCAACGCACTAATCTCGTTGATCGGGAGCGAGCGGATCGCTGCTTGTTGCGCGAGAGCCTGCTGCACAGCCGTGTTGTAAAACTGGCTCTGCCCCATCTCTTGGTTGTACATCTGCTGCAACGCTTGGTTGTAGAAGGTGTTTTGGTCAATCGCGGCCTGACGCTGTTGCGCGAGGGCGGCGTTAGCCAATTCAGCCTGCGACATCTGCTGACCAAAGTTCTGCTGCTGACGGCCAAGGTTGGCTTGCTGCACCGCAATCTGCGCTGCTTGGTTCTGCGCGATGGCTTGGTTACGCAACTGCTCGGCAGCCATCTGCTGGTCAATGTACTGCTGCTGACCGCCCAGCACGTTCTGGTACTGCTGCGTGAGTGCGCCTTGGTTCTGGGCAATCGCTCGGTTCGCCATCTCTTGCGCCGAGGATGCCATGCCAAACTGTTCCATCAGCCGTGCGCGGTCAAACTCACCAGCACCGACCGCCTGACCGAACTGTTGTGCTTGCGCGGCGTTAGCGGCCTGTTGCGATTGCAACGCTTGTTGGTAGTTCTGCGCGATCGCGCGGTTGTACGCCTCTGCCGCCTGCTGTTGGGTGCCGAAGGACGCCAATTGTGCCTCTTGCCCAAACTCACCGGCTTGCAGACGCTGCTGGAAGGCTTGCTGTTGGGCTTGGTTCTGCGCGGCTTGCGTTGCCAATGCGGATTGCAAGTCCTGCTGCATACCCGTGTTATACAGCCCTGCTTGCTCCATGCCCGCACCAAAGCCTTGCAGAGCGGCTTGGTTGGCGAACATAGCGCGGGATTGCTGTTCGGCAAACGCTTGCTGACGGGCCGCTTGGTCAAGGCTGATGCCCTGTGCGGCGGCTTGCAGCAACAAGTCGTTTTCCTTCTGCATCTGTGCGGCCATCGCGGAGTTGTACGCCTCACCGCCCGGTCGCAAACCTTGGTTGATCAGTTGCGTTTGAAGCTGCTGACGCTCGCCTTGCAACTGCGGTGATAAACGCGAGAGCAACGCCGTTTGCGCGGTCATGCCTGCGTTGACCGGGCCTTGCGGCAAGTTGGCAATGTCAATCTGACGCTGCAACTCTGGCCCTTGAACGCTGCGCTGCGCCTGACCAAACTGGCCTTGCTGCGGGCCTTGTGCCACGCCACCGACGCCGCTGGTGTTTAGCCCTTGCAGGTTCAGCCCGCCGGGGCCGCCTGACGCCATGCCGAACAAGCCGCCTGCGGGTGCGCCTTGCACCTGCGCGACATTGGAGAGATTTAACCCTTGCAGGTTGTACGGCTGCGGGCCGCCGCCTGCGTAGCCCATGCCCATCAGGTCAGGGGCGAACGGAATCTGGCCGACGCCTTCAATGTTGGCACCGGCTTGCCCTGCGACACGCACCGGCTCGGGGGTGGCGAGCGGGGAGACTTGCGACACCGGAGTGCCGTAGCCCATCAGATTGAGGTTCGCCTCAATCGGGCGAACGGCAGCGCCAGAATAATCAATGCCGGGGATGCCTGCGCCCGTAAACTGCTGTGCAATCGGCAACTCACCGAGACGCGCCGACGCTTGGTTAGCGGCCATCGCAAGGCGAGCCTGCGCTTGCTGCTCGTTGTTAACGGCGGTCTGCGCCCAATACGGCAATTCTTGGCGTACCGTTGGTTGCTCAATGTACGTCGTAAATTGCTCGCGGCTTGGCATCTGCCCGCGTTGACCATCGTTATCTAAAATGCCGCCCGATTGGTACGCCTCTAACGCCTTTTGATAACCCGCCTCGTCAAAGTTGGGGGTGCGCGACCAAGTAACGGTTTGCGTCCCATACGGCGTATAGACGTTAGGATTAGACATATACGCCGTTGTGCGAGCGGCCTCTGCGTTGGCAGCGGCTTGTTGTCTCGCTAACCCGGCGTAATCAGGCGCTGGCGGCGGTGCTGGTGATCTTTTGCCCATACCTCGGCTCCAAAAAACGACACTTGTCAGGTGTCTGCGTCATAAAAACAATGTCTCCGTCGGGTGCGCCATCTTTAATGCGCGCTTCCTCGGAAAACCCCATTTTCGTGACCAGTTTCAGCGCCCGGGTATGGTTGCTGGAAATCGGCCCTATTATCTTATCAACATTGCAGACGTTATAGGCATAATCGTAAACGGCTGCCATATACGTCGGCGTAACACGCTCCCATGCGATGTGGCAGACGACCGATCTGCCGTTCCACATCTCAAAAACGGTTCCTGCGACCAACTTTCCGTCTTTCTCAAGCCCGATGGCGTTGGATCGTTCGGCGTGATAGCCGCCGTCCGTCTGTGCGGTGACCCAATGCCCCACATGGGGGCCGCTTACGATGCGCCAGCCCATCCGAGTTGATAAACGATGTCAGTTGATGCCCACTCCAGCGTCAGATTCTTGCTGCTGCTGTTGAAATTGACGGCAGCGCAGTATCCGATGCCTTGGAGTCCCACAAAGTTGTTCGTGACGACTGTATCTGACCCCCATAGAGCCGTTCCCCACAGTCCTACATCCCACAAACCATAAGCGGTGGGCGAAAAGGAAAGCGGGCCTACGATGTCGGCGGTCTGAAAGTCCACGTTGACGCCGATGCTGATGGCCGGTTGACCATTGCTGTAGATAGTCGGTCGTCCACGGGTGAAATACTTGATGACGCCGCGCGTCTCAAAGTAGTTAAACGCTTGCAGGGCGCGTGATGCAATCGCAGCGCCGTTGTCGGCGTAGCTCTCTGACCCCGTTCCCGTCGTCCATGCCCTTGCCACAACGCCGTCACCGCCGAAATAGGGCGTGTCGTTGAGCAAAGTCCACGAATTGGCGTACCAGCCGGTGAACCGACACCACGCTTTAGTGATGTTGTTCATCACAAACTGTTGTTGCGAGTTTGTGCCTACTGGAATGTTAACAATCAACGCATTGTTAAGCGGGTTGTAGAGCAGCCCCCAGCCAAAATTGCCCTTGTATTGGCGCGTGACGGCAGCAAATGCGCCTTGAATCTTGTCAGACAGCGCCACTTGCGGGTCAAGCCGCGACGATTGCAGCGCCGAGGCCATTGGGATCAAGCCATCTAACGTCAAAATCAGCAAATCACCGCCGTATTTAGTCACGCAACGGCGCGAGATGGGCGAACCGACCTGCCACACGCCGATCAGCGCCCATGTAGATGCGCTTGAGGGATCGGTGCCGCGGTAAACGATGATTTCGCCTTGATCGGTGACAAACACAAGGTTGTCATCCACGCCGTAGCCTGCGTCAATCGTCCACGTTGCCATTGCAATGAGCTTGCCGCCGTTACGGGCGACCGATGACAAATCAAGGACGTTGGCAGCACCGCCCACCGATGCAGTCGGCAAATACCACGCCTTGAGCGTATCGGCTTCGATGAACCACATACGGTTCTTAAACAACGTCGGGCAATGTAGCGTTGTCGTCGTGACGCCCGTAATGGCAGGCGTAGACGAGCCGTCAATGGCCGTCCAAGTGCTGCCGTTGTACAGCAGTGGTTTATCCACGCCGTTTGCGGCATACAGATAACTACCGCCTGCGGTCGTAATGTTGGTGTATTCCCAACGCGAGTTAGTCAGGCTTGATACTGATGCCGCACCCACCGCCCCTGCCGTTGTAACGTCGTACAGCGAACCTTGTGCGATGGCAAACATTTCGTCTATGTTGCCGCCGTTAAACGTCATCAGCGTTTCTACTTGCCCGCTGATGCCCGTAACGTGCGGAGCCCAACCGCCGCGCAAACTGACGCTTGAGACACCAGGGAATAGGTTATCCAGCGTTACCGCATCAGTCGGCGCCATGTTGGCTAACGCATCTCGAGCGTTCCAACCGCCCACAGGGGCGGGCAACGAGGCGACGTTGTTGCTAGTGCGCTGGATTAACCGCCTGCGAACGGGAGACGCCATTATTGGCTATCCGTGCCATAGCCGCTGTCGGGGATGTTGTCGTAGCCGATCAACACCGTACCCGGTCGCGGGGCAAACGAGAGGTTAGCACCCGCCGTGTCTTGCGCCACCGCCGTCTCAAACTCCATGAGGTAATCGCGGTAAAGGGCGGTCGTGTCAAAGCCCTTGGCCTCAAAGTACTTGAGTTTCGTACCCAACACCATAAGGCGGTCGGGATAGATGCAAGTGTCGTTGTCGGCGGTAAAACTGTTTTTCGGCGTACCGTCTGCGGCTTCTGCCCATGCCGCGCTACGGTACTCAAAGCCGAGCAACTCACCACCGTTCATTCCTGGCCAAATCTGGAAATACTTGCCGAGCAGACGCCAACGGATACGCGGGCCGGTGCTGATGTAGCCTGACAGCAGCCATTCCCATTGTTGCGGCGACTCGGGGCCAAGCATTTCCCAACGCTTGCTCTTATCCCAATGAGTGCGGTTGACGGTGCTGACGTAATCCGCGGGAAGGTCGTACTTCACCTTTTGGAAAATGACCTGACCACCAACAACCGTCTCGGTCGTTTGGTAGTTCAGCGTGACTGACGTCGCGCCAACGGAGGTGACGTAAGTGGCGTTAGGGATACCGACCCCTTGCACCTGATAGGTCGTGTCTAGCCCCGCTGTTGAGGCAAGCCCGGTGATTGCAGCAACGCCGTTGACCCAATTACCCGTTGCCGTCGTGGCTTCGGTGTAGAAAGTGTGCTGGCGGGTCAACTCGCGCCAATCAGCACGACGAAGCAACTCATAACCACAAGCGTTCATCAGGGCAAGCAACTGCACTACGTCCTGACTGTTGTTACCCACGACCGTAGAAGGGGTCGGGATACCGAGTTCTTGCGTACACTCGGTTATGAGCTGAATCATCGTGCTGCTCATGCTATGCCTCCGTTAATTCTTTTGGCGGGCGACCGCGCCGCGGCTTATCCGCCACCAACGACGCCATCTGCGCCTGCAATTCAGCCAACTGGCGCTTGGTATCTTCAAGCTCCGCGTTGCTCTCAACACGGTTCTTGCGGTTTAAGTATTGACGCGCTCGCTCGCGCAAGCCAACGCCACCCATGCCGATGCGCTGCAACTGGCCATCAGATGCCAGGGCAAGCTGCTCGACCGTCAAAAACTTGAGAATGCTCAATTCCGCGATCTGGTCGCGGTTAATTTCTTCGGGAGCGTCCTTCTGCCATTGCGATAGCGGGGTGCCGATCTGCGCCGCGGCGTTCTCGTTTTGGTGCATCTGGAAATACAACCATTGCCGCGGGAAACGCTCACGATGATCGTCGCGCACCGGCTGGTCGATCACGTTCGTTTTGTCGCCAGGCGCTTGGATTCGCACATATGGATTGCCCTTGTTCGGGCCATCCTCGCGCAAATAAAACTCAACGTGCAGTTGAGCGTCGGCGTTGTTGATGTCGCTATCTAATGGCATTGTCCTTGCTCCTGTGGGGATTACAGGTTGTTGACCTGTGTGATGGTACAAATGACCGAGGGGATCGCAGGCCATACGCTTGTGGCGCTGGCCGCAAGAATTCTAACGCTTGTGTCATCCGTCGCCCACATCAATTCAACGTAGTGAGTAGGCTCAAGCTCGATGATGAAGTTCCACGCGGCAACGGTACGCGCCGCTGAACCCTGTATTGCAACCGTCGTGGCGGTGTTGGCGACGTTGGTTCCGTTTTTACGCAGCCAAATGTAGATATTTCCTGCGCCGCCCGAGGTTTTGTCTAACTGTGCCGAAAACTGCACGTTGTAGACGCCTTGGTTATCCACCACAAGCCGGGAGGACGGTGAACCGATAGACACGCCATTGCTGCTATCGGTGGTGTTAAAAACCATGCCGTAAGCGGTGTTAATAGATGCCGCCGTTTGTAACGTCGTGTCGCTAAACGCACCGTAATGCAGAATCGGCACCGAGCGGCCAAATCCTTGCAGTTCTTCCCATAGCGTATTGCTGACGGCAAAAAACATTGCGGAACAATCAGCATTGATCGTGCCAAAGCCTGCGTTGTTAATTGTGTCGGTCGCGCTATATGGGTATACCGTCAGCGGGTTGACGCCGCTGTTTTTAACAATAATCGTCTCGCCCATCTCGGCCTTTGGCAGCTTAACGCCAGCGCCCGAGGCAGTTGTTGTGACGTTCGTGTAGACGTAAGTGACTTGCGTCGCATTACCTGCCGACGTACCCGCTGCTGATACCGACGCTATACCGTCGCCGCAAATGCTAACGGTAGACAGTTGGCTAATGCCGCTGCCGAGTACGCGAGAGGGAATAGCCATCAGGCTGCCTTTGCCTGTTCGTGGCGCACTCGCATGATCTCGGCAATCAAGCCGGGGCCACGCGCATCCACGTTGATATCGCCCATCACCTCAAAGAGCTTCTGGAATTCGTTGGCCTGTTGGGCCATCGCCATGTTGCAGTTGAACTTCTTGCCGGTTGGGCCGCCCACATGAACGTCAATGGATGGGCCGGTGAATTCTCCGGTAAAACGCTTCAAGCCATCTGCCCGGTTGCAACTGTCGTACCCGTACAGCACGAAGTTGCGGAACCCGAGCAGATAACCAATGTTGATGGCACGCA